AAATTTCGGATTTTCAGGGGACAACGATAACGCTTACAAATCCGGGGACGCTTGGAACTGTCGCATCTACACCTCGTCTTATGCTTGGTCAGGGAACGATAATTGCAACCGGCGCGATCGATTATCCGGCTGAATACCAGGCGGATTGCAAAAAATATGGGCTATAAAAAACTGATTACGAGTCCGGGAGCCGATATTTTTTTTTGAATAGAATAAAAACATAATTCTTGTTAATATTTTATAACAAATGAACATTTTTATAAACATTGAATTAGTCCCGATGTTATCCGAACTGATGAATTCCCAAGAGGAACGGGGAGGAATTTTTTTATACCGAGAGGATGAAAACATTCTTATTGAAAAGTTAATAGAGTATGAAAATGAATCTAAAGACAAGCAAAGCTCATTATTAGGAAGATTAACGTCGGAACAAGCAAGGGAGGTGGGCAAGACTGACTTGGGAATAGGGGGATTTCATAACCATCCTTCAGGGGTTTGTGAAATGTCAGAACAAGATAAATACTCGTTAGAAGCAGCTCAGAAAATTCTAAAAGAATTTAAATTGTTAATAATAACAAAGACAGAAATAAAGCTATATGAGTAAAGGAGAAATGACGACAGAGCAAATCCGCAAAAAATATAAGCTGACTAACCGGCAATTAATGTTTTGCCATGAATATGTCAAGGATTTTAACGGAAAGCGGGCGGCTATTGAAAGCGGCTACAAGCCAAAAGTGGCACATGTAAGTGCCTCTGAAAACCTAAACAAACATAATGTTTCCATGTATCTGGCTTCCCTGATAGCGCCAAAGATGAAAGAAGCCAACCTTACCACAGATAGGATAATCCAGGAAACCTGCAAGATTGCATTCTCCGACATAAAAGATTTTTTAAGCTTCGATAGCAGTAACGGCGTAGTGTTTAAATCTTCGGAAGAGATTGAAGATACAGCTGCAATTGCTGAGGTTTCATCGGAAAAAACAAAAAAAACAACAAAAGTGAGATTAAAACGATTTGACAAGCTGAAAGCACTCCAAATGCTTGGCGAATATCTGAAACTTTGGAAGGGTAACGACATTCCTGACAAGCAACAAACAATTTTTGTAGTTCCACAGTTCAACAACACAGTAGTATTGGATAATCAAGAATATTCAAATGGACACTCCTAAAATCATTCAACCGCAATCCGGCGGTCAAGTAAAATTTTTAAGTGAATCAGCAAAAGAGGTTTTATACTGGGGAGACACAGGATCAGGCAAGAGCTATGCGATGTTAATTGATGCTTTAGGACTTCAGTTTCAGCACACAATTGGAAAGAGTGCATATGAGTGTCCCGATTACTCAGCTTATATATTCAGGAGACAAACCAATCGACTGACTTTATTAATTTCTAAAGCACAGCAATTATATACACATTTAGGAGGCATATATACAGCAACAAAGGTGGGTCATCCGGGTCCATCGTTTACCTTTCCGAACAAAGAGAATCCCGAGTTACCAGGAGCAAGAATATTTTTTTGCCATATGGAAAACGAAGACGATAAATTCAAATATCATGGGCAGGAAATATCCTACGCTGGATTTGACGAACTCACTGAATTTTTGCTTTCACAATATCTCTATATTTTCACAAGAGCGAGATCAATTATTCCTGGAGTGTTCACCCGAATACGTTCAACTACAAACGCTGTAGGGGTGGGAGTTAGATGGGTGAGGCAACGGTTTATAGATTCGCAGACGCCGGGGCAGGTGAAATGGTTTTTGGCTGCCGAAGTTCCAGAAAAAAATCCAAGAGGAATTGAAGTTGATTATGGGACACCTGATTCAATCTCAAGAGTTTCGGTCGTCGGGGAACTTGACGAAAATAAAGTGTTATTAGCCACAGAGCCGAATTATCGAGCAAATGTAAAAGCGGCGGGGACGAAAATGGCAAAAGCTCTACTCAATAAAGATTGGTATGTTTTTGAGGGGCAATTCTTTTCAACGCTTTCCCGGAACATACATAGAATTCCCGGAATCGATACAACAGATTTTGCAATCGCCGGTGGTATGGACTGGGGTAATGTAAGATGTTGCTATATTGCAAGACGTGACACTCGAACAATGAAGCGTTATATAACAAACGGGTGGCGAATTGATTGCAGGGGCAACAACAATTTAAAGTCACGTGGTGAATCGATAATAAGTTTCATCAATTGGTTGCGTCACAATGGTTTATTATATGTTAATTTCAAAATTTACGCTGATACTTATATGTTTGGAAAGGATAAGACGAAAGATGAGCTATATTCAACAGCTGATTTTTTCAATCAGGCATTAGAAAATGAAGGTAGCCCCGTGAGAATAGTAAAAACAAGTTTCGATTATCCAAGCGACAGGAGATCATATCGGATATTCTGCAACGATGAGGTAACTGAACTATTAGATTATCAAATATCTAACAGTGGAGAATACACAAAAGAACCGAAACTATTTTTTTTTGAAAATAAAGTTGAAGAGCTGTTCAATTCCTTATTTGATTTAGTTGGCGATGAAGATAATCCGCAGGATTTTGATACAAGTTATGACAATTCGCATGATTATGATGGTATGAAATATGCCTTGATGAATCTCAGGCAGAAATCTCAGTCGGAAATTGACAAACGTTGCGAGCAACTTAGCAGAGAGCTTACTCGGCGGGGAAAGTATGCGAGAGTTTGACCATACTTTTTTAAAAAAAAATTGATTTAGTTTTTAAAAAAAAATTGATTTAGTATACCCGAATACAGTTTTGCAAGAAATGATGATAGAAACAACTCAAAAACGCTTAGCCAAGTTTAATATTAAAATTAGGAAATTCATCAAAAAACTTTATACATTTTGTTTTTTCCTTTTATACCACCCGTCATAAAAAGTGAAGTCTTAAATTTATCAGAGTTATTTTTGAATAGGTTTAATCCTCGAAAGAAATCACTTCAGAAAACAGTCCAAGACGAAAAATAAGGGAAAGTAGAAAATTGAAGTTCTCCAGCTTCGCAATACAGCAGAGCTGGAGACGATTGGCGGAGAATTATTGTTGAATCGGAGTTCAGTCAGTGAAGTAACAAATTCATTGAATGACGAATATCAAATAGACGATTACAAATAAAATGCTGGAGGATAATGGACAGTTATTTGAACTTCATAAAATTTTTGCAGAACAGAAAGCGCAGGTTGGAAAAAAAATAAAAATGACTGAATATGAATTGACAATATTAAGAAGCTTAAATCAAAGGAGAGGGCTCTATTCCTACTAATTGCAATTTAGTTTTTACACACTAAATGGAACGTTATCAGTTGTCTTATACAAATATTTAATTATTGCTATTTTAAAACAATAACTTTAAGTTTGCAAATCTAAGTCAAAAAGTGATTAACCAGGTAGTTTTTCTTTTTTAACTTTTTTAACTGTAAAAGCTGTGCAACTTCACAATATACCCGACCATCGAAAAATTGACCTGTCAAACGCAACTCATCAAGCGGCACTTCGCTATATGTTTGACGGATGGATTTGCGAAGGGCTTGGCGCTCAGAGAAATCACAACATTATAAACACATGGGACAGATGCTCACTCTATTACGAGGGCTACCAAGCTCCAATTGGATTTACGAATAATTATCTTCACGAATTTGTTTCCGCAAACGCAACTAAGCTCAACTTAGCAAACATTTTACAAAAAGATGAACGTGGTAAATATTTTGTAATTGATAATAAGATTCCGAAAGTGCTCGATGCAATCCTTGGGGAATATACGTCAGTGCGTCAAACCATTCAGGTTGTAAAAGATGATTACCCGAAAAACAACACGATTGAAAAAGCTATTCAGCGATTATTCGACAAGACAGAACATGATTACAACATCTGGCACTCAGTTACCATTCCGGCAATTGAGATGATGTCAATGTGGGGACTTGGATGGGTAAAGAGTTATTTTGACCCCGGGCGGAATAAATACAGGGGCGGAAACATTGATATTAAAGCAATAGCACCACACGAAGTTCTATTTGACCCTACTTGCAAAAAGAAATATTTCAGGGATTCGAGGTTTAGAATTCACAGGAACATAATGAATCTTGCGGAGGCGAGGAAATTTGTAGAAGGTTTTGGCAAGAATCCGGCTAATCTTAACAGTGAATCACCCTTTGCGGAAGGATTTTCTTATTTAGACCAACAAAGATATTCAAATGCACGAGATGTGAATCGTGAATATGCAATTATTTATTGTATTGAATATGTAATTACATATCGGATGACAAACAAAAAGGATATGAGGCTTGAATCGACGGGCGAATATATTCCTGACGAAGCAGATGAAGAAGATAAAGACTTTTATTTTTATGCACTCTATAACCAAAGTCCGAATATTGGAACATTCTATCACGCCATAAACAAGAATACATACTCGGTTCAAGATTACGATAAGTTTTATTTAACTCCGTTTACAAATAAGCAATCAAACGTAAGACCATTTCCTCGTAGCGATATTGAAGATTTAACGAATAAGCAAGATTTAATTAATATCTGCAAAACACTGATTCTTAATTCGGCAAAAGAGCATAATACTTTGAGAATGGCAATCGATGAAAAAATTTACGATGAAATGGGACGCAAATACGGAAAGAATGGAGCGGCAATTCTTGATGATTTTTGGGATTTCGGGGGTTGGCTGCCAATTCCCAGAGAATCTGGACAGCCACAGGATGTAAATAAGATGATTACTGTAGTGAGACAACAGGAACTTCCGAAAGAAGTTTATGAATTTCTTGTGATTGCGGAGAGGGATTTTGATTCGCAAGCAAATACTGATACCCCACTTTCCGGAGATTATCCAAAAAGCGGAGACTTGAATTACAAAGCACAATTGAACTTGCAACGACAAAAAAGACGGCAGCTAACATACAAAGATATTAATATAAACTATGCCATGGTTACAATCGCAAAGAAATTATACAATATTTTTGCAAACGAATATACCGATGAGCGCATGATAAGATTGCTGAATGCTAATCCAGGGGACCCGCAAACTATGATTATTAACGGAATAATGAGTGCCGCAGAATATGAACAGCATTTAATTAACCTCGGATTAGTTGATAAAGAAACAGCGGAAACGCTTATTTCAATTCCGTCAAATGACCCAAATTTTATTGAGAAAAAAGAAATTCTGCTTGAATCTGCAAGCAAAAAATATTCCGAAGAAAACGAAGTTGAAATATTTTTTGCACCGCACACTTCCGATGGACAGCCATTGACAAATGCGTATAGCATTTACATTAACGGACTTGTGTTCGTTAATATGCTTTCAAAAAATGACGAAGTTGACATTGTAATCAAACTTGACTTTAATGCCGAACGTGACGAACAGGAACAGAAAGCGCTTGGATTGCAGTTATTCCAATCTGGCAATCTTGCAATTGAGGATTTATTTGAGTTATTAGGCGGCTATTTCTCAGATAATAGACAAAGATTGCTTGATAATTTAAAGAAAAACAAAGATACACTAATGCTTGCGAAAGAAATTGAATCACGTGGAGAGGATTTTGTAAAATTGATTATGGGCGCTATTACCCAGTATGATATGGCGAATAAACAACAAATGCTTAATCAAAAGAATCCAAAACAATTACCTATGGAGATGGTTGCATAATGGCAGGTGACTATATGAATTCTTGGGTAACGGATAAGCAATGGCGGTTTCATCAGCCGTATAGGGAGGTTGATGCAATGCAATTTAATAGAAAAGAAGATTTAACTCTTATCCAGAGTTGGATAAAAGAAGTTGAGCAGAAAGAATTTATACCAGACTGCTACATATTGCTTACTCAAACAGATTGGCTTGTAAGAACCGGAGAAATGAAATATACAATCATTAAAGATGAGTTTTTTCAAAAACATTATGAAGCAAAACCTTCAATTTTACCAAAATGAATGCCATTGAAATTACATACTACAAACCAATGGGGGATATGTCTAATCCCTCAACTATTTGGCAAGCTGATATCGGAATTGTAAATCTTGACTACTTTGCTTTTTTAAGTGGAGTTATTATCCCCGGAGCAAATGTAAAAGGCATTGGATTAATTGAGCAGCCGGTTAGACTTGAGAATCTTTATACCATATTCATCGGACACGGGGGGTATTATATCGACAAAGTTCAAAGAGATAAATTAGAGAATAATTTGATTAAATTAAAGAAGAAATAATGAAACCTTCAATTTCAAAATTAATAATGGGAGACAAGAAACTAATGAGTAACAAGAAATTTAGTTTACCCAAAAAGAAAATTGCAAAGCAAAGAAAGAAACCGACAAAAAAAACTTTTAAATACGGATAAATTGGCAAAGCGCAAATCAATATCTAAATTAATTTTTCGCAATGAAAAACCATCGTTATCAATGCCCGCTGTTCCATCAACTAAACCATTTGTTCCTAAAGATATTGAAGTTGAGAATAAAACATTTACCCCAACAATGAAAGATTTAGCTAACACACAAAAAGGATTAAGAAAAGATGCAACGATATATGTGCTTGGCGGCAGGAAGAAATCTAAAAAAAAAAAATAATTTTTTAAAAAACTTAAACTAATTCCATTGTGAATAAATTAAATCAAAAACAAAAGTTACTAAACATTAAGTTTTTATTCTGCGACCCCGAAGGAGAAGACAATAACGATATAAAAGTCGAAGATAATACCGGCGATAATACCGGCGATAATACCGGCGATAATACCGGCGATAATACCGGCGATAATACCGGCGAAGATTTGACGGCTTTAGGACTAAGTCCAGACAAGTTTGATTTGGAGAAAATCAAAAATGCAAGATTTGTTTCAGATGTCGGCAAAAATGCAGATTCGCAAAATCCTGTTTTCCGAATAAACAAGCAGGAGTTTTCACGGCAGGAAATGCTTGAAAAAATCACAGAAGATTTTGGAACTGACTTCAGCAAACTATCAGAAGACCAAGCCAACGAAAAGATTAAGAAATATGTTGGTATGCAAAATGTTGAGGAAGGCAAAAAAAACGTTGACAGGAACAACCAAATAAATGCGCAGGAAAGAAAGCGGTTAGAACAGATGCAGTATGAACTTGAATCTGATAAAAAATCTATTGCTGCCCAGTTCGCCGAAAGAGAAAAAATGTTGAAAGAGAAAGAAGACAGTCTAAACAAAAAGAAATCATTATTAGATGAACAACTCTCTGAAGAATATGATGAGGAAATTAGAACCGAAATTCGGGCGAGGAAAGTTCTTGTTGAAGATAAGTTAGAAACGCTTCAAAATGAGAAAAAAGGTCTTCCAGACGAAAAGAAACAAATAGAGAAGAAACTGAGTGAAAAGGAAAAAGCATTTACTGAGGAGGTTAATAACTATTTAATTAATGCGATGATTGGTGATCTTCAAACAGAATTTTCGGAATTTAAAACTACAAGACCGGTAGCTGATATTTTATTTGATATGAGGGACGGAAAACTTGAAGGGACAAATGATATACGTGTTGCCAAGACAATAAAAAAAATCATTCGAGCATACAACGATGACTACGCAGGAGCAAAGAATCGTCCAAGCATTAAGGATTATTATATGGCGTTCAGACACGAGTATTCATTGCCGAACAGTAATGATACAGAAAAATCAACAAAAGAAAAAATAACCGAGCATAAATCTAAAACTTCCACAGAGAGGGCCATAGATCAAAATAAGAATTATGCTCCATTGCCAAAATCTCAAAACACTCCGACACCAATTGGAAAATCGGAAATGTCAAGAGATGAAATGTTACAGGCAGTAAATCAATTGCACTAAAAAAAAACTTTACAATTCGACACGCCATTAATTCCATTGTGAGTTAATCAAAGAGAGGTAAAGACAAAAAAACCAATCCTTTTTCAAGGAAAGGATTACTTTTTAAAAACATTTAAAATTCTTGTCTTATGATTAACGCATTAAAGAAAACACATTTTAAACTCTTACTAATATTTGGATTTTTATTTCCAAAATTAGAAAGACGAATCAGAATTAACAAACTTTTAACACAAAAATTTATTTATGCAGATGTAAGAGCAGCTCTGTCTTACGAAAATAGTGTAAACTCTGGACTGTTGGACGGTGAGGGCTATACAAATTTCCATGTTCAGGAACCACTTTATTCGGACATTCTGGATTTATCAGATATTTATAAGGTACTTGATAAGCTGAATCGGGGTAAAACAGAAACAATGAAGTGGTCTGCCTTTGAGGAAAGACTTTCAAAAATCATCATTACAACGTCTGCAACGCTAACAAGCGCAACAACTGCAGGAGCATTGGTTGAAATTACACTCGCTACGGCAGGAACATTGCCTGTAGTTCATGCAAGATATATAGGGGAAACAGTTAAGTTGCTTGACATAGCGATTGATGAAGCAAATGGATATCAAGGAGAGGGTATAATTAGAGAGATTGATGTTGCGAACAATAAAATAAAAGTTGCTCCGATTGACTCCTCAAAGAAATTCGGTAAAGCATCTGGCTCAAACCCGGCGTCGGGATTAAGAATTCTAATGACAGGCAATGCACAGGATGAATTCGCTGATGCACAAATTCAACCAACCGATAGACCCGAAAAGAAATCAAACGTAAACCAAAGATTCTCAACTACGTTTGGTATTGGTTGGGAAGCAGGGAAGCAAAGGACTTATGCAATGCCTGAGATTCAAAGAATTGTTCGACAAAAAAAGGTAAAACATGCTCAAGCCCTTGTTGCGTCAATGCTTTTCAACGGGACACAATATTCCCTAAATCAAACATATGCCCAAGAGACACAGTTCGACTACGCAGAGGGGATTGAGAAGCAAATACTTTCAGGAAGTGATAAGAATGTTTCCTATGCTAACCAATCAGAAGTATACAGCAAATTCATGGTATTCCAGGACGGACTTGCTGACCCGACTGTAGGTGGAGGATTATCCCCCCGAATCGGTTTACCGAACAAGGCATTCAAACAATTTGTATCGCAAATGATAATTGATAGAGGTTGGCACTTTTTGAGTGACGCAGAAGGAGGCAATACCGGGACGTATAAAAAAGTATTCGGAGTTAATGGAGTAAAAACTGTTGATACCGGGCAACTGACATTCGATTTAATGTATGACCCGATTTTATGCTCAGTTTACAACAATTTTGAACAGCCATATCTTCAGGCGTTGCATCTGAATTATGTTGAACTTGGTGACTTCCATGAAACCGAATACCGAATGAATATTCAAAACCGTTCAACACACGGGAGAATTGACGAATGGTATACTGTTATGACTAATTTAGTGTTGCGAGCAGAGCTTATGGGGGTATTCAGGATTACACAATCATAGCAACCAGGTAGTTGTATTTGTTTTTAAATTTACAACTCCAATTTTTAAATATAAAAAACAAACTTAATCTACAATGATTAAATACAGAATACTCGGAGATCAAAAAAAAGGGTTAATCTCTATCGGAGGTCAAGACTGGAGAATGGAACTTGAATATTACAAAGGAACTCCAACAGGCGTAATTCGGGTCCCTGAATCACAACGATCAATAATCGAATCTTCATCATTATTTCTGATTGGAAATGTAATTGAATGGACAGTTGCCGAAAAAAAGCAAAACGAAATTACGTATGCAGTTGAATATTTTTTTGAAGGAACTCCATTTTCTTCGGCAGAATATCAATCTTTTAAAGATTTACCTGACGAAGCGAAAGAATTAATCAGGGAAAATGCTTTTTTGATCAGAGATAGATTTTTGCAATCGGATACAACAGAGGTAGTTGAATCGCCAAAAGTTTCAACAACTAATTTTGGAGTACCTCTTGAGAAAACTGCTGAAGGAAAATATGGGGAGAGAGTTGAGATAACCGACACGAATAAGTTCGGAGCGCCGGAAATCATATTACCGAAAGAAGATAAACCGGAAATGATAAATGACGAGCCAAAAAAAAATTCGGGTAAAGTAAAAAAGAAACAAAAACAAGTAGCATAATTTATTAATCATTTTAAATTTCAAAAGTAATTATGAATATAAAGAAAAAAATATCACAATTAAGCGCAGGCATACCGATAACCGCAAATGGAAATATATTTTCGGCTATGGTTAGAGATGGTTTGACTTCGTCTGGCTTAATCTATCAGGCACATTTCACACAATCATCAACAAACGCCCCAACTGTTGATACAGCGGGTCGGCATAATCCGTTTGGACTAACCTTGGGTTCAGCTGGCACTAACTCAACGACGCTTAATGACGGATTAGTGACAAGAGCATCAGCAGGGCTATATTCGTTTGTGTTATCTGATCAAGGAACAAACGATATAGTCGAAGCACTGAACGATAGAGGCACGGCTAATTGGGATGTAACAAAAATCCATTGTCAGGTTATTTGTCAAGTCGCAGCAAGAATGATGACACACTCAGTTGTTTCAGCAACCACAACTGTACTGACTACGACAATGCAGTTCTTTGATATGGCAGCGACACCTGCGGCGGCAGATTGCGCTAAGTTTTTAGTTCAGGTCTGGCACGTATAAAATTAACAGTTCCCCCCGGGAAACATATCCGGGGTGGAACATTTTTTTAAAAAACAAGTAAAATAAATTTCAAAATGGCAGATAATAGATTTCAAAAAAGATTTTCACAACTACTCGGATTTATACAGGGGAGGGCGTTTGGCACTGGCAGCGGAAGTGGAACGTTAAAAAGCGAACCGTTTCCCAGCTATTCTGATTCAATTGCAATGGGACAAGAGTTTGGAGGCATAATTTACTCAGTAAGAGTAGCATATGCAGCTGGAGTTCCTGTTGCTGTTTCAGGAACTGCAAGAAATCCGTATTCAGCAACAGTTTTAATGTCGAAAAATACAACGGGGATTTCGATAATTCAGTTAACGGGATTACCGTCTTTTCTTAGTATCAGTAATGCCAAACTCAAGGTAAGATATTGGGTTGCTGATGTATCGGGAAGTTTTACAAGTCCAGCAATTTTTTCGGTATCAGCAACAGGAACAGGAACACAAATTGCAATAAATATACTTTCTTTCGTAGAAGATGAGACTTCTAAACTTTTAGTAGCAGCAGACCCAAGCGATACACAGGAGTTAGAGATTGAGCTGGTTTTAAACTAAACGATTTTGGGAAAATGACGTCAATTGAATTGGTTGCGAGGGTGCGGGAATATCTTGGTGATTCTGCACGAGAGAGAATAAAAGCGGATATTTTAATTTACGATATATTGAATTTTTATCAAGACTATTTAATGGTTGTGAAATTATTATCACGTTTGAAAATTACTTATCCGCTTATTCTTAATCAATCAGAATATCCTTTCCTTCAAAATGTAGTTTCTCATACTTCGGTATGGTTCAGTACTACACTCGATGAAAGCGAAAACCGCCCGAAAATTTCAGTTTCACAAACTACATCGGGGGACGATGCAAGATTATTTACGCTGACAAATTCAGATAAATTTGTTACCGGCACTGATTTTATGTATTCAAATGCGTTTGTGCGTCCAATGGATAATGAAAGACTAACCCAAAAAGTCAATCCTATTGTTGAGGATATTTATCATCAATTATTAATTGAACATACACTATCGTATTTTAGTCTGCCTCCAGAGGCCAGGATTAAATTAATGATGATGCAGACAGATGAAATATCTCAAAAACTGAAAACAGAAAATCGATTTCAAACACCGGAAATATCAGGTTTTAATCATTTAAATTTTTAGCAATGCTTTATGTTTTATTTTGATAACGGAACAACAAAGTATGAATTTGAAGATACAGACTTAAATTATTTTTACTTACAGGGTTTAACAATCAAAGTTGTTGATGTTCACGATGTTACTACAACAATTATTTTTTTGAATCATTTAGTTATGCAAACAGAGATTAATAGAGTAGTAAGGCAACTTCACAAGCAACTTGCTACGATTGGCGGGTTACTTTCAGCAATCGGAGTAATTTACTGGGTTAATTGCGCTAATATTTATTCGCACGGTTTGAATTCAGCAAATATTACTGTTACTTTCAAAGGAAGTCCGACTAATCTTGTAATCACCTGTTTATCGTCGACAAAAGCAAGTATGTTGCATTATCCGCATTTGCAGAATAAATATACTTCAAATAATTTATCTGCATACAAAAATAGCAAAACAATCCGATACGTTAATCCTAATACCGCACAAATAGAAGGAGTGAGATACAAAACCATGCAATCTGCAATTGATGCAAGTTCGTCGGGGAATTTTGTTGTAGCCGAAGCAGGTAATTATTTAAATCAGACAGTAAAGTTTAAGGCGGGAGTAGATATCGAATTGGAAAAAGGAGCAGAGTTTTTTTATAATGATGCAACTTTAGGAACTGCCTGGACTGATTTAAACGGGGTTGCAAACTGTAAAGTATTTGGTCAAGGAGTATTTTACAATAATCGATCAAATGTTGCAAATGGGGAGTGGATGTTTTTTGACTTAAAAAACAATAGCGATATATTTTTTGAGTTTGATAAGGTGATGAGTGCTAATAGAACTACAAATGCAAACTTTCACATTAATAAAGGAAGTCTGCGACTGTCAGGAAATACTAACTATGGACACTTTACAAGAGCTGTTTCAGATATTACCGGAACAGGTTGTGTGGTTGATAATGATGTTCTTGTTACTATAAGCGAGGATGGGGATACGCTTTATTTTCCACTTGATGCACAAATTACATACTATTGTTTACGTAATGGGTATTTTGAGAACAACGGGATAGGACAGCCAGCAGCAATGTTTGCTTTAAACAATTCAGAACCTCCTGTTGTAGATATTTTCAATACCCGCAACGTCAATAAAAATAAACGCAACGACGCTCAGATTATGATAACAGGAGGGGGATATGCAGGGAGTGTTGATGTTTCTGCATTCAACAGTTATTTTCAAGTACACGACAATATCTCACTTTTTTTTTTGGACAGCAACAGTTTAAAAGTATATAACGACTGTTATACTAACTCGTCCAATTTTGGAGAAAGTATTTTGGGGACGGGAACATTGCACGTTGTAGCAATTGATTTAGCAAGAGAATGGATTAACTAAATTTTAAATAATACTAATGGCAACAATAGATGATGCTTGGAATTTGTTTTTCAGGGATTTAATATATAAAGGACAAACAGGAATAACGATTGACGAATTCAAGGATGGGTTAAGTTCATTTGTTAATTTTACTTCCTTGTCATACAAAAATAATCCAGACGTAATAGAATATATTCCTTTGCTTGACCAAGATGTTGCAGGTAAATATTTTAGTATGATTAAAAAATGTGCAGATGAACTTTCAGGTAATGCGTCAGCGATTCGAGAAAAAGTTGTCTTGATACGAACAACGAGAAATCACGCAGGAACAACAGGGTACTCAAGGTTATGCAGAGATGAGGTTACAGGGACAAATGGAACACTATACGACTATGTTAACTATGTCGGTTCAGGACATCACTGCAAAATTATTTTTGATTACAATGCTGCCGCAGGTTCTACACCAGGAAATATTTCAAGGATTGTGAGATTTAAGGATTTAAGTATTTTCTTTGGAGCTGGTATAACATCACATGATAGAATTTTAGGAAACTTCATTTTTGATAACTGCAAATTGTATTTTTACAGAAAAGTGGTTTTTAATGCAGCAGACGTAATTAACAGTATTCTGATTGGAGACACAGGAATAAATTTAGAGTTAACAGGTGGGAGATTACTTAATCCGATTGCAAATAAAAGCGTAACCGTTGATTCAAATACAAAGCAGGAAGGTTTTGGAGAGTTTAACTATTCAGAAACAATGCCGGCAGACCCGACAACGGGAATGACTTAAAGTATTTTTTAATTTTTTTTTAAAAACTTTCAAATGAAAAAATTTTTTATAGCACTAATATTATTCTTATCTTCTTTGAGTTTTGCTCAGATAAAACAATACTCAATTGGGAGTATGCAGATTACGGATTCAAGCGGGATAGCGAAATGGAATAATCGTTCGGTTATGACAACAAGAAGTTTTTTAGCTGATACACTTTTGTTGAATGGACAACGATTACATGTAAATGATATTATGTTCGGTGCAGATTCTGTTAAATATGTCAGCAAAAAATATTATGGAGATAAAGCAAAAAATACATTTGTTAAGGTTCAAAACGCCATTGATTCAAGCGGGGTTGGAAGTCTCATAGTCGTTTATCCTGGCACTTACAGCGAGGCAGTGAAATTAAAAACAGGGGTAAACCTTTGGCTACAAGAAGCAACAATCCAATATGACGGGCAAGATACAATCCCGACAATCAGAGATTCATTAGCGGTTGTTTGCTCTATTTTCGGGACGGGGAACATTGTAAGAGGGAATGTGGACGCAGGGGCATATCCCGACATTGTCAATGCATTGTCTCCAATTGCAGCAATTATGCTAAGAAATTCTTCAAGCAATATTTATGTGGAACTCAACAGCGTTGACAACGATAATGGTTTTGCATTAACAACTGTTTACAACACAATTTGCAGTCCTATTATCGTTTATGGAGGTATGCTTTCGGGCTCAATCAGGTTTTTATCAAATTACGAATTTGAAATTAATGTATTATCAGGGCATATACTTTACCAAAAAGCAGGAGTTATTAATCTTGAAATTGATAGTGCTTTTGCAAGTGGAGGAGGAAGAACTAATTATTACTTTAGAAACTCATCACAGTTTTTAACAATTCACGAAGATATTGACAATGTTTTTATTTATTCTTCAAAAAGCAGTAGTGTCCTTAATCTTAAAAATATTACAGGTGAAGTTGACGCAGATACAAATTCATATCAGGAAATTAACTGTTCAAATTTCAGCAACCATTCTACAAATTTATCCCCTACTAATAATGTTCGTTATGGTGCAAGGCAGGTACTGAATTGTGCGGGAAATATTGCATTATACAATGGTTCGTTATATTGCTATAAAGCTCATCAATTTATAAAAGCACGCAACATATTTCAAACTAAACCAAATATTTCATCGTCTCCCACTAATCAGATTTTGCTTAGGAATGATTACGGATTTCAGGTTATAGATGTTCAAGATAGTATAACCGCATATTATACAATGATATATATGCAAGGATTTCATTATCCGAAGTTCAGTTCTTCATTCAGCAGTTATGATTCAAGTAGGGTAGAGATAAACGCTCAGTTTATTGGATGCCTAAATGATACAGGACACGCTATACTTAATGATTTCGGGAGAGTATATGCGACAGCAAACAAAATTGTGAGTGGAGGATATGCAACTTGTGTATCAAATGGGGGTGAAATGCAGTTATATGTTCAAGATAGCATAAGGTCACGAGCTAATGTTCCAACAGCAAGAGCTTCAGGGGATTCTTGTGTTGCTATTTGGGCAACGGCAAGAGCAGAACTTAATATAATTGCGAATGTAATAAGAGCAGATTCAACTTGTTATGCAATGTTGTTGCAGGATTCCGCAACTGGGCAAATAACAGCCAATGAAATTTCAAGCGAACATGGGCCGGCAATTAAGTTTTTATCTAATAGAACAATACGGATAACTAATGCAAATATAAAATCTGATTCAATTAATGGGTCAGGGTTTTATATTGCCTCAATTATTATCGGAACAGATAATCTGGAATTACAGAATTGTCAAATTAGCACATTGAAACAAACGGGGACTTGTTATTCTATCAGTCCAATTAGTTCAGCTACAAATTTTGGTATCATAGGAAACCTACAAGCGAATAAAAATACAAACATTGTCCGCAATACAAAAGGGGTTTACATTAAAGACGGAGAATTGCTGATCGATGTATACGGAGCAGATGCCTCAATCAATACAAAAGGATATACTCGGCTTGGAGACTTAGCTCCATCGATTAAACAGATTTTAATAAGAGGGACAGCTCCGGCTACATCAACGATAAAAACTTTTGCACATGGATTTACCGGAAATGGATTTAAAAGATTTATTTCGATTACCGCTCAGATACGAGATGACACCACAACTGCAGGAGCAACAAAATGGTGGTTACCTAATACACCGTACCCAACTCTTTACAATTATCAATTTTATTGCGATTCTTTAAACTGCACAGCAGATTTTACAAATAATACAGCTACAAAACTATTTTCAGATTCAATATATATTTTAATTACATACAACCAGTGAAATTTTAAAACTAATTTGAAAAAAGAATGAGAAAAAATATTTCAACAATTGCAATAATCTTGCTTATTGGAATAATCATAACATTTGCTATTACAGGGCAGAGATATATGACATTTCCACAACAAAAACTTGATTATATCACAATATCAAAATCTCTGGATACATCATCTGCGGGGAGAGTTGCAACATGGGATATTGGAGATGTTTCTACTCAAACATATCTTCACTATGTGAATACATCAGACACAACAACCGACAGTGTTATAGTAAGCAATGTAGAGTATTGGGGCAATATCAAAAGAGATTCTGTTGTCATTGCTGGCACTCCAACTAATTCTGCAACACTTCAGGCAATACTGATTATTCCGGCTTCATCAACTCGAAAGTTTTTGCTCAATGATAAATTCATTGATAATTTATACGTTAAAAGAATAAATGTTGATTCCGGTTCAATTGACCAATCCGATGTGGATAGTGCTTTTGTAAGCGGAGGTTCAGAAGGGAGGAATGATTAAGCGATGAAAAAAAAAGAATACAGGAAGGAAATTATGCAGATTTGCCGGGCGAAGATTATATTTATCGGCAATATTTTAATATAAACAAAAAGCGAAATTAACGAACAGTACAGCAAATGCATTGTTTGATGAGACCCGAAAACTATGAAAAAGAACTTCACAATTAAATTAAAATGGCACAGCCAATACTTGAATATATAACTATTGAGGTAAGTCGTAAAGCAGGGGATCAAGTATCTGTTGCTAATGCCGATGGTGTTGAGTTTACTTCACAGCAGCGAATTAATGCAATCAACGGAGCAAGACAAATTATTTACGATGACAAATTATCTACATTGGGCGTTGACGAATTTGCAAAAACTTATAAAGAGTTTGTAAAGGAAAGTTCCGCAATTACACTTGCAACAACATCGTACTTAGGGAATTACCCGGAATACCTAAGAAAAATTATCGGGCTAAAGGTTAAAGAGGTAATTGACGCTTCTACTTTCGGGGATTTCATTGAGGTTAAAGGGTTATTACCAAAAGCATATTATGAATCAGAAATAAACGACTATTCACCTTTTTCCCCAAACATTAATTTCCCAAGATGGCGAGAGTTTAATAAACAGTTTCAAGTTCTTGGACTGACAGCTGCGAGTTATTTGGCATATTTGATTTATTTGATTGACATAGTTCCTGTAACGCTTGGAGGAAGCAGCAATGATTTATCTGATCCGTTCTCCTGGCAAAATAGAACAATTAATTTAGCTTTTAATATTTTACTTTCTGATATTCAAAGAAAAGCAGAATAAATTTATGGCAAACGAAATAGGCACATATCTTGCAGGCACAATAATAGCAAATGTAAAAACCCGACTTGCAAATTTTACAGAGGATGTATATCCGTCTCAATTAATTTTGAGAGATATTAATAATATCATTTCGGATTTGCTTGCGGAAGGAAATTTAGACGAAGAAGACTATAACGATCTTTGGCTGATTCCCAACACAGATGATACTGTTGACCTTTCGATATTTTCCGATTACAAATTATTGAGAAGCATTTCGCATATAAAATCAAAAGGAATAAAAGCTGATAACGTTAATGAAAAGGAGTTTGAGGTTCAAAAATCGTATGGAAGTAGCGGGATATATAAAAACTCTATAATATATTACAGAAAGGGTTCAAAACTTTATTTTTATAAAGGCACAGGAATAAGTGACTACGGAGAGAGATATATCTATGTAAATAGGTTGCCTTACAAAGCAACAAGTTTGTCAAGCGTGGTAGATGTAAAAGATGACAAGATATTCCTTGTAGAACAAAGACTGCAAAATATTATAACAGGAAACGTGCCAAATATTCAGCTTGCTAATACAAAAGTCGAGAAAATGAAAACCGGTTCAAAAGAAGAAAAAGCAGGAGTAAAAGAAAAATAATGTTTGAGAATCTAAAGAATTACGCACAAGGACATAAAGCAGGATTAGTTACTGACGGATCTATCTTCCCTGACGAATCAGTGCAAGATTGCAATAATGTGGATTTTTTAAACAACGAAGACAGACGTAGACCCCCGTACTCTAAAAATTCCGTTTCGGGAAGCACAAACATAGCTACAATTCTTGAAGATTATAGTATTTTGGGAATTTACGAAAAAAGTTTTTTTGATTATACTGGTATTAAGAAAGATGTTTTAATAGTTGTAGCTAAGTATCAGAATGACACCGTTTCAAATATAACAGCAATATTTCTTGGGGATTACACTGTAATTACTTTGGACACTGCCGATCATAATTTGAAGATTGGAGACAGTGTATTAGTCGGTTCAGTTGCCGGCACAACACAGCTCAACAATAATATTTATCCGATTATAAGAATTGACGGAGCAATAATCTATGTGGACGTAGATTCAAACGCTTTTGGAGTTTATTCTTCCGGGGGGACAGTTACTCCGCAGACACATATAAGAGTTTATGCAAATTACGACTACAATCCTACAACTGATTTCGGCAATTCCCACAATGGATCTGAAGGTTGGATTGCTCAATGGACGGATTTAACAGAAGTATATTTGTATCACGATATTAGTATCGGAGCTGAATGGAATTATGATTCTACGGTATCAGCTTCGCCGTTAATTTATAAATATACTTACCACGACCTTTATCCGGGAAGTATTTTTAAAGATAAAGCCACTGGCTACTTCAATGGTTGGTTTGTATATGACGGTTCATCAGGAATTTGTATTGGACAAATAATTAGTTTTATAAATCTCGGAAGCAATAATTATGAAATGACAATGGGAGTTAATTCCAAAATCAGCGGAGGGGCAATTGCTGCTGCGGTTGGCACGCTGGATTTAACTCATTTTTACTTAACAAAGATGCCTTGGGGCAAACATTCATTTAATCAGCGATACAATTTAACAGAAGAAGGATTATTTGATGATATAACCGAATGTGATTTTGAAGATACATATAACTCCGTAAAAATCAGTATTGGTAATGGATTCAGACCTATAAGGGTATCTTTCCTTCAGCATAAAACTTTTTGGACGACTGCTCAGGTTGATACTTTCAAAAGAAGTTGGGACGGGCTTTGGATTGGGTTTGATGTGCCAAAGGTTGAAAATATTAGTTCCGTTGTTGAATATAGTGCCGGAACTCCGGGAGTTCAATTTTATGATGAATCTGTTATTGGAGCAGAACTTGGAATTAGAATTAGGGCTGAGTGGATTCGGGCAAACTCCTATAATAATGCCGATGATGAATATTGGAAGGATTTAGTCGAAGGACTTTGTATAACGCTTGATGGTTTTCAGACTATATTTTTAAAATACTTTGTTGGTTTTAATCGATTACAGGCGGGCAATTACGAAGTATGGTATTCAAATATGCAATATCATTTACTCGTCGATTTTGACAGACGTATCACGGATGTAAGTTTTTTTGCAAGCGCTCCTATTCGTGATTTACAATTTGATGCTGGTTACAAAAAAAATCTTTTGTCTTATCAACTCACAACTGATAGGGGGGGGATTTTAACAACGACCCAGTTTGAACGAGTTGGCACATTCAATTACTATTATGCCGGACTTATTTTGCATATTTTTGCCGGAGCAGGAAACAACAATGTTATTGACCTTGCAGTAGGGCTTCCACTTAATTCTGTAATTAACCAAAAGTATTATCATACTCCAATAAGTGCTTTTCGGTTATTGTTTAAAGTGGGAGAAAATATTGTAGGTGCTGACATAGGTAACAATTTTCTGGAGACTAAATCAACAGTTAAAGATAATTACGGTTACTCTAAAATTATAATTTCCAATGTGCAGTTTAGAGGTGATAAATCTGTAAACGCAGATAGTTGTTTTTCGGAAGAACGAATCAGACATTTGATTCAGGGAGAGAGAATTACAAACGGGACAGGAACAGTTGGCGGACGCTTTTTATTGTTCACTGATAAAAATTTGTTCTATTATAATATTGATGATAATGTTAGTGGGAAAATAGGGGAAAATTTTGAATACTATCTTTTTAAAGGGACTTATGGATTAAGGACAATGATAAAGGCACAGGTTGGAGATCAGTTTGCAGGGGTTTATTGGTTGGCAAACGACACAATTTACAGATTCTTGGACAGACAACCGGAAGATATTTTATACGGCAAATGGAAAGACCAGTATAACGAATTTTCGGAATCAGATAAACAAAATGCAGTTGTAGGATTTAATCCGTTTGCAAAAGATGTTATCTGTAAAATTGGTTCAAAGCTATTTTTATGGAATATTGCAACAGAAAGTTGGAAAAATTATACTTTCCCGGATACTCCTGAAATCTTTATAACTTCAAATTCGGGACAACTTATTTTTTCATCAGGCAAGAATATTTTCAAATTAGAAAATTACGGAACTGTATTATTTAAAGATGAATCAGCTGCAGGGTTCGTGGGAATACCGTTTAAATGGGTTAAACAAATTAATCATGGCAGTAATATCACTAACAAAATCATTGACAGAATTAATCTCGAATATGAAATGCAGATAAATGCCAATGGCGTCGAAGTAAACCTTGACGTGAAAGTAGGAAGTAACGGAGGCACTAATAATTTATTCAATAAAACTGTAAATCTGAATGACAAAAGCAGATACCACGCTTTAATTCCGTCCAGAGTTCCTGTGAACGAGGCAAGGATTGAAATTAATTGTAATGACGATGAGGCAAATGTAACAAAATTTATTTTGAAAGAATTTTTAATTCTTTCAAAAAATACACAAAGGAGACTATCAAATGGCGCATAATAGCAGCATTCTTGACAAATACAAAATTCCAGATAAACATCTAAGGGAATCTCTAAAAGAAATTGAAAAACTTGCACAGGAAGGAAAAGCCGGGAATGCTAAAACATTTCAAAGAGAAATTACTTACAACGAGATTCATTTATTGAAAGAAGATGTAAGATATATAGGCATATCAGGTAATGGTGTAGAGGTGGTTTATAGAGTTGGTAATGATTTATATTTTCAACCTTTAACCAAAAAAGACAAATGAAAAAATTTATTGTAATATTATTGTTATGTATTACATCACATGTTGAAGCACAAACGGGTTATCAGGATATTGGCGGTTCAAGACTGCTTGATACCAGTGGACGGATATACGTCACCAAAAAACCCGGAGCTTCGTCATTGGGAAGTTTTAATCTTATGAAACCTGCACTGTTTAAGAACGATATAACTGCTTATGGAAATGTTGATTTGACAAACGCAACATCGGTATTGATTAAAGATTTAACTATTGCGGATGGGAAAAGCATTGATAGCTTAGACGCTTCAAAGATTTCAACGGGAGTTTTGACGGGAATTTATGGAGGAACGGGCGTAAATAATTCGGGAAGAACAATTACCCTTGCGAACAATTTAACTACTTCAGGTAATTTCGCTTTGACGCTTACACAAACAGGGACAACAAATGTAACGCTTCCAACAAGCGGTACTTTAGCAACTCTGACAGGGACAGAAACACTTACAAATAAAACAATAACATTTGGAACTCCCGGCAGTATAATTTTTGTAAATTCATCGGGTGATTTAGGAGAAGATAATTCGGGTTTATTTTATGATAACACAAATGACAGACTTGGAATAGGGGTAACTTCGGTTGGGGCGGTATTACACTTAAAAAGTGGGACAGCTGCAGCAAATACTGCTCCACTGAAGTTTTCGTCGGGAACAATTATGACAACGGCAGAAACCGGAGCGATAGAATACAACGGAACGAATTTGTTCTTTACAAGAACTGGAACAACAAGAGAAAATATACTAACGGGAACTGACGGAGCATCGTCGCCTACCGTAAATACTATTGGAGTTATTGCGGATTACTATGGGACTTCAGCTACAAGAGTTTTAACAACTCCTATTTCTTGGTTAACTGTAAACATTTCGGGAACGACTTATAAAATACCATTATACTGAAAATATGAAGCTAAGAAAGAATATTATAACGAAGCAAGTAATTATGAAAAAACTATCAATTATTATATTAACAATTTTTGTTTTTTTTATAAGCGATTCAACACAAGTTAATGTCAAAATGGTTGTAACTGGTCAGAATGAAAATATAATGGTTTTAAAGGATTCAACATTTGTATATATCAAAATATTAACTCCAATCAATCAATCGGAATTTGATAAATTGATAAGGATAATTGATTTACAAATTAATTATTTTAAAATTTTTAAATAAAAAGGGGGTAATTATTATGGCAATACCGGCAGGATTAATTATCGGGGGAATTTCAGCACTTACAGGCCTTGCAAATTTGTTTTCCGGTAGTGGTGAACCTGATTACGATAAACTCTGGGACGATTATATGAAAAAATACAAAAGATTTGATGTTCAGAAAGCTCAAGGGGATATTGCAAGGTTTTACAATTCCAAACGCAAATCAAGACAGGCAGGAATTGAAGCAAAGAATTCAGCAATGGGGTTGAATAATCCAACTGATGTTTACAGTAACGAGGAGGATTTAGTAACTGCTGAACAATCAGCATTAACCGACATTAGTAAAATTAAACAGCAAGAAGATAACGATTTAGCCAACGCAGAGTTGCAGTTAAAGGCAGGAAAACCAATCCCGGAAAGTAGTTTTTCCAAAGTATTGAGTGGCGGTTTAATTGGAGCTGACTTGGGACTGCAAATTCAGGGTTTAATTGATAAACGATTACCGGATGATGACACTCCAACAACTGACTCTACGATAACCGATTCAGTGGATAACAATAAGCAAGATATCTCTAACGAGATAATGGGTAACGGAGTAAATCAAAAGGATTTATTGGAAATGTTTAAAAAATTGTCTCCAGAAAAAAGACAGGAGTATTTGAAATATTTCGCAAGCTTGTTTCGGGAGGCGAGATTGCCGTTACCAATTATAAATTAAGAAAACTTTTCTTAAAAAAATAAAAATATTGTGCCAACAGAACTGTTTAAAGCGTATCGGGATTTCAAACCTTTATTAAAAGACGTATTTGGTAATTTAGAAAATCTAATTGCTAAAAACAATTATACCGATGCTCTTCGTGTTCTAAAGAATAAATACGAAGAACCTTATAACAAAGAGCAAAGATACCGCAAGGTATTGGATTCGTTACGTTCAGTTAGTTTAGTTGACAATGATTATTACAATACCACAAAGGGAATTGATTACGACAATCCCGAAATATTGAAATCAAATGCATACCAACAATATCTTGATAAATACCTTACTCCTTATCGTGAAAAATTAGACAAACCTCAAGCTGAAGGACAGACAACTCCGCCACAATTAACGTTTGAGCAATATATCGCACAAGACCCCGTTTTACAAAACGAAATTACATCTAAATTTTTAAAAGAAAACAAAGAGTTACTCTCCGATGAAGATATCACTAATCTTAAATTTCAAAAAGCAGGATTAAATCCAGATGATATTGAATTTTTTAAATCCTATAAGCCAATCAATGTAGGGGAACACAACAAACGACTAAGTTCATTACTTTTAGACAATTACCCTTACTTAATTAGTTCGGGAAGCTCTGGGGATTCATATGCAAAACTGTTTGGCTCGGCTTTGCAGGATTTTTCATTACCGGAATTAAAGAATAGAAATTACGAAATAAGAGTTGACGAAAAAAGCGGGAATGTATTATTCATTGACCCGGAGACAGGCAGTGTAATTAAAAAGCCGTATATGATACCATCGGAACAAAAAGAGAAGAAGCCGTTTTCTTTCGGAAGCGAGGAAGAGATTATCGCATATACTACAGAAGATGGACAAATCCGGTATGGTATATTTAAACCTAATCCCTCTAAGTCAGATGGCGGAAATAAAGGTTGGGAATACACAGGAGTTGACGCAACTCCAAACCAAGTAGAAGAATTTACAAAGACAGGTATATTTGCACCGAAAAGACGTTCCTACAATAGAAGAGTTCGAACCGGTCCCGCTTTTAATGTAGATAAATTAACCAAAGACGAGATTGGAGGTATTACTGCGAATGATATTAGAAAAATGAGTGTTGCTAACCGCAAGAAGTTATTTAGATATGAAGATTATCTAACAGAGAGTGCACGTAAAGCTTTAAACGATGAAGATTTACCGGACGATGAAGAAGTTGACGCATTGCCGGAAGAAGATATGGCAACAGGGGAAGAAATTATTAATTTAATTATTCAGGCAAAAGCTGACCTGGATAAAGCTACGACTAATCAGGAGAAGCAAGATATACTCGATGAAGTTTATGACGCATTAGATGAGTTCAAAGCAAGTCCAAATTTCAGTGATGCAATAATCAACAATGCTTTTGATATATGGAACGATATTACAAGCAAAGTATCGTGGAGTTCACAGGAACCCCCACCAGTTAAAAACAGTTACAAGAAAGTTAATCCGTAAAAAATAATGGCAGACCAACCGGGACGATACGGAAATATAATTGCAAATATTAAGAAAGTTGCGAGAAATACTCGTCCAAAAACCAAGAGTATATCTCGGATGATAAATGATGAGCCGATTGACAATATCGGCGAATTACAATTATTGGAAGCTCAAAAAGAAAATGCTTTTAACGAAATTTTAGAAAAAAGCAGAACAGCTTTTCCTCTAACAGATTTCTTTACACCACCTCCAACGTCACCACAAAAGCCACCACCACCACCAACGCCAAAGGAAATTGATGAAGTCAGTAAGAGATTATCAAAAGTAAGTTTAGAAGGTGAGCCAATAATTACTCAATTCGGGGAATACCCGTATTACAAAACTACAGATAAGAAACCATCGTTAGTTGACTTATTTATGGATAGGAGCAAACTCTGGAGTGACCCGTATAATGTTTTCAAAGGCATTACACGGTTACCAATTTCAGCTTTTGAAGATATAACTTCGGGGGCAGTATCTGATAGATTTGACAGAGGAACGTTTGATTCTTTGCCTGATAATGAAAAACTCGATTATCTGAATCGGTGGAAAGTTGACAAACAAAAACCCGAAGGAAATATCTGGCAAAAAGTTAATAATGGTTTTTTAACGGGCATAAAGACACTAACAGCGATGGTAAAGGGCGGAGAGCAGTTGGTTGCAACAGTTCCGAAACTTCTTGATGAGGGAAGGTATCCGACAATCGAGGAATTAAACAAACTTCCGTTACATCAATTATCCAATAAACTTAATGAATTTTCAACTGACAAGTTATATTCAGACATAAAGAGTGATGTCACGGGAGATTTAATTAGCGGACTTAACAGTATGGCTACATTTATGGGGATTAATCGATTAACTGGTTGGCTTACGAAAGCAAATCCAACAGTAGCGACAGCAGTTGTAGGTGCATTGGCTAACGGACAACCTGCTTTCGAGGAAACTTATAAAAAGACAGGCGATTTTAAAAAAGCATATACTGCGTTTTGGGTTAATGCAGGGCTTGGAACTACAGAGGCATTGCCAATTGCGAATCTGTTTAAGAGATTAAATAAAATTAGTGGTAATCAATTTGCAAAAGCATTATTTAAAAACAGTGCTATTCAGTTCGGAGAGGAATCACTACAAGAAGGATTCCAGAGCTTTGGCGGCAACGTTACAGATAAATTGCTCGATGATAAAGACAAAGACTTAGGCACAATATTTAACGAATCCTACAAAGAAGCACTTTATCCGGCGCTAATTGGCGGTTTGACGGGGGCAATCACCGGAGGAGTTGCAACTTCAGTTGCGTCAGGTGTTAAAAAATTAAGGACAGGCGAACAACTTACAGTAGAAGAACAAAAGAATGTCGGCGATTACATTACAGAAAGATATGGAAAGACTTCAACGCCGAAACATCTAATATATTCAAAGTTACCGACAGAGTTAAAAATCCAGGCACTTGAATTAGAAAAGAAAACTGCATTAGGAAATATTACCAATGCAAGAACTGACGAAGAAAAAGAGCAGACAGCAGGAGAACTTGTTGAAATTAATGTAGAACTTAAAAAGGAAAAAGCAAAGAGAGAAAGAATTTCAGGCAACAGAGACAAAAGAAGGGCTTCGCTTGAAGTCCCGGAAACCATTTCAATTGAACAAGCAACCGAACAATTTGAACAGCGAAACACTGATGAAAAATTTATCCCGGCTAAATATGAGGATATTTCAAATGCTACAGATGAACAATTTGCGGAATATGAAAAGCAAGTTGCAGAATACAATAAACAGTTTGAACCAAACGCAAAAGAAAAGAAAGCACTAAGACGAACAGCTTTTAAAATAATTAATAAATCGATATTAAATGAGAATGAGAAACAACTTCAGTCAAAATTTCCAGAAGAATTAAGTGCAGAGATTTTAAGGCAGGGCGGTGAACCAAATGAAAAATTAGCAAGGGACAAAGAGGCATTCAAAAAAATTAATCAATCCGCACCAAAAGAAACGGCGGTTGATAAAAATTTAGTCGACATAGAACAGGAATCAAAGAAACCGCAGGAAGTTCCCGTTGAGGAGCAAGCAAAACCAGATGTTGAAATTCAAGAACAGATTGAAAAATACGGAAATCCAGAGGGAGAGATTTCGTCTGAAAAATTAGTTCAAAAAGAAAAACCTTCCTCTACTAAAAAAGTTAAGATTGTTTCCAATGATGCGAAAAAAGCGATTGACCCGAAAAAGAAACAATCCGTTAAATACGAAACAGATGATGATGTAATTATGATTCCTCTTGTTGATATTAGTGTTAATCCTAAAAGATTCCAACCAAGGAAGAAGGAGTTCTCTCAAAAAACTTACAATTCAATTGTTCAAGGGGGACGGAACGGGAGTTTTAATAAAAAGAAGCTCGACCCTATCAAAGTTTGGAGGGATCCTAATGATGGAAAACTTTATACGCTAAGTCACTCAAGGTTTGCGGCTTTTCAAAAATTAACAGAAGAAGGAATAAAGGGATTTGACAAAATTCCGGCAGTTGATTTATCCGATATGTCTGAATCAGAAGCAATCAATTTTGCTAAACGAGAAAGCAATCTTTTAGCTGACGCTCAGAGTAATACCGAAATCGCAGCAATATATTATGCAGATAGGCAAGACGGAAGAGAAGAAAAAGAAATTAAAAAAGAACTTAATAAATTATCAGGAAAAAATGCACCTATAATTTATAATCTATCCTTCTTAAATCCTAATGGTAAAATTGTTTCTGCTATCGAAAGATTAGAGGGAAGTGACTTCACAAACAAGGACACTATAAATGAAATTGGTGAATGGATTGGATACGCAAGAAAGCAATATCCAGAACTTACCAATCGACACGAAAACGAGCTGTATGAATGGTTAATGGATGAAACAAACTTCAACCTGATTAAGACCAAAACCGATTTAGTTGGTAGATTATACAAAATAGTTGAAAGACAGATTGGAGGTGAGTTTAATCCAAATGAGCCACTTAATCTTAATCAGTTACTCCCGAAATCCAATGCAGAGAAAAACTTCGATGAAATGCAGAGAGAGCTCCAGGATGAACTTAATCAGCAAAAGAAAAAACTTGAACAGCGAAGGAAGTATTTTGTTGAAAAAATGTTATCCGAAGATGAAATTTTGGATAGACTTAAAGATGACAATAAAGTATTATTGCAAATAGAGAAGGAACTCGCCGAACATTTAATGAATAAAAACAGATTATTAGGCAATGCAGAAGAACAAGAAATAGATTTATTTAATCAAAATAAAGATGAGCCAAAGCAACCAACAAAGCAACCAACAAAGCAACCAACAAAGCAACCACAAGGAGAGGTTCGTAAAAGCGATGATGAGGAGGGGAGAGACGAGGGAATACTCAGAGATGAGATTCGAGGTGATAAAAAGGGATCAGGAAAAAAAGAAGTATACTCTTTCAAACCTAAACAGTCGGAAAAATTAAATGATGAGATTGAAACAAAGAACTCTGAATCATCAGCAAAATATCAAACAGCAAATGTAGAACAATATGACATCAAATTCGATTCGTTATCCAACAATCAAGGAAAGAATCTTCATACCAAAGGGGACGAGGGAAAGAATTTACGTCCATCCATCAGGAAACTCAAAGACGGAGAACAATCCCTGCTTGAAAAAAGGTATAATGCTTACAAACAGCTTCAGTTCTTTGCTTCCAAAGAAAAAGTAACTTCCACAGATGACGTAGCTTTTATGTTCAGACAGCTTGAATCACAAGCCGTTGAACATTTTTTTATGGTTCACGTCTTGCAAGACGGCACTCCAATAATACAACATTTAACAACCGGCACAGCAACTGCTTCTCTTGTTCATCCAAACTATTTCCTCGACCTTGTTGATAAATTGCAGACAAAGGAAATCTATATGGTTCACAATCATCCTTCGGGAAATATTGAGCCATCCGAAGCTGATTTGAGTATAACAAAAAGATTTCAAGAGGTTTTAAGAAACAGAAACGATATTAAACTTGTCGGGCATATTATAATGAACGTAAAGGATGGTAAATATGGATACATTGATTTTAACATGCCCAGTGAATTTGTTTTGCAGAGAAAAGCAAAAATAGACCTTCCAATAACAAAACAGGTTAAAGCATTAACTTTCTCAAGACAGGTATTTAATGAAGATGTGGTTTTCCCAAAACAGGAAATTGAATCTCCGCAGGATGTAGCCGCAAATGTAACAGCTTCCCGTTTTTCCAAAGGGCAAAAAACTCAATTGATATTGTTGGATATACGTAACCATATCATTGCAAGAATAAATCCACGCAATTTACCTTTGCATTCAACACTTAAACTGAATCCCGAATTCAAAAAAGAATTATCTGTTTATTTTGCAAGATTTAACGCTGTTCAATATATATTGGTGGGTAATTTAGCTAATGAAAGAGAAGTTGACACTGCTCCACTATACAAAGCCATAGGAGAGTTGCAAGATTACAGCAAACAACTCGGGGTTAGCTTTTTGGATTATATTGATGTAGAATCTTACAGGGCTGGCGGAAAGTTGTTTTCAAAACAAAAATCATTTAAGGAATCATTTCTATTCGAGCCAAATCAAAAGGAATTTAAAAAGTCACGCACAGGGGGCAACGTTGCCGACTTACAGAATAAAGTTTCACAACTTGAAAACCGAAGGAAGTTTGCACTCAAAAAAATTGAAGAACTAACAAATGCAGGCAAAGGCGAAAAGATTACTACAAAGGTTGATACTTCCGAGCAAGCTGATATGTTCGGCAATGTAGAAACTCAAACAAAACTAGGGCTTGAAACTGTAATCGATGTAAATAAAGAACAAATCCGAAAGTTTAAGAATGAACTGAAAATTATTGATAAGGAAATTCAGAGCACTAATGACGCTATTAAAAGGTTAACAGGTTCTCAAGTCGATACAAGACAGGAAGTGATGTTTCAGAAGTCGAATCAAACTAATACTCCCAAATTCAAAGAGTGGTTCGGTGATTCAAAAGTTGTTGATGAAAACGGGAAGCCGTTAATTGTGTATCATGGAACTCCAGGATCAGATTTTTCTGTATTTGAAAAGACAGGGCAAAAAAACGAAACATCGAGTAGCGGTTATTGGTTTACTAATTCTCCGAGTACTGCAAGTGATTTTGCAACTGAGAGGGAATATTTTTGGGGACAGCCGGGTCCAGAAGGAAAAACAGGTGGTATATTTCCGGTTTTTTTGTCGATGCAAAATCCTAAAATATTTGAATTTCAAAAAGGCAAAGGTATTGAACCTTATAATAAAATTTCAAATGAAATAAAAAATCTTGATAAAGAATTCGAAGAGATTAAAAATAAATTGATTTCTCAAAAAATTAATTACGCTGAATATGTAGAGCAAGAAAAGGAATTTAATAAGAAACAAGGTCAACTTGCAGATAAAAAACGTTCTGCAAAATATCAAATTAAAGATAGCGATGCCTTTGAACATTTTATGGATGAGAGAGATGAGTTTGCGTATTATGGTTCTGGTTTAAATGGAATTAAGGGAGCGTGGAGAGAAAGACATATGGCTGATAAAGTTACAGAAACAAATAAAAATTTTGTAGAATCTTTGCAAAAACAAGGTTATGATGGGATAATTATTAAAGATACTTTATACGATTCCTTTGATAAGAAAACTCCAATTACACAATACATCGTTTTTGAACCAACTCAAATAAAATCCGCAATCGGGAACATCGGCACTTTCGACAAAACCAATCCCGACATAAGGCTCCAAACTCAACCTGCAATCGAATCCCTCTCCGACCGCATCAACGATGTCTTTGCCGTTACAAAGAAAACAGGGAAGTCGTTTAAAAATGTTAAGGTGAATTTCTTTAATACTGATGAAGATACGGAAAGGTTTTTGAAGGATAAGGTTGGATATGAACCGCAAGTAAGTGAAGGCGTTCCTACTGCTTTTTACTACAACGGCGAAGCATATATAAACCTTTCACGTGCAGACGCTTCAAGTCCAATCCACGAAATTGGCGGACATGTCTTTAATCAAATATTAAAGCAAACAGATCCATTGCTTTACAAAACAGGATTAAACCTTGCTTTAAAAGATAAAAAATTTGTAAATCGAATCCGAACTGAATATCCGCTTTTATCAGGTGAAGAGTTAATGGATGAAGTCATTGCTCAGGTAGTTGGAGATCAAGGACGCACACTGTTTGAAGGAATGAAAGATAGAACACTTTATCAGAAATTTCAGGAATGGCTACAAAAATACTGGGAAGCTGTTAAAAGAATTTTTAAGCACGGCAAAACCGAGAAAGAAAAGTCTACACTTGATAAGTTAAGAGAAGTTGACAGTTTGGAAGATTGGGCAAAAGTTGTAGCAGGTGATATACTTGCGGAAAAAGAAATCTCTCGTATTAGTTCAAAAGAGTTACAAAATGTAACCACTTCAATGCAACAAACTGAAGGGCTGCCGATATTTCAACGACAGATTATCAATCAAGCTACTAAAAGTTTAAGGGATTTTAATGAAGTTGAAATTTTACCCATTGAACCAAAAATTAAATTTCAAAAAGATGTTTCCGAACAAATCAAGAAACTTGAACAAAGAAAAATTACTGATAAGTGGCAACAAGCACTTATTGTCAATAATTATACTTCAATAAACGAATCAAGAGGGCAATCCTTACAGGATAAATATTTTGGATTATCCAAAGATATTGACAATGGAGGTTTCGCTGTATCAAAAGATTCTCAAGCTATCACAAATGCAATTAAATTTGAAATTGAACAAGGCAGAGAACAGGGAAGAAACATCACTCCGCAAATGGAACAAAGAATGCTTACTGATTCCAGAGCCAGAGAAAAAGCTATTGAGGAGTTTGCCAGACCGCAAACCGAAGAACTTCAAAAATGGTCAAGTTATCTTGCTGCGCACGATGATTATAATACTCCTTTCAAGTATTATATGATGCGGGAAATTATTTCTAAAAACTACGATTTAAAAGCCGATAAAACTTATAAGCGTGATAATACAACCTTGCGATCAATAACTCCACTTAATCAAGCAGCAGTCGGACTTGTTTATCAAGGATTTAAACCAGGACAATCTTTGATAAAAGAATACACAAAAATTGCACACGGAGAGGCACAGAAAGAACTTGAAAGATTAAAAGTATTAAACACTAAATCGCAGGTTGGTGATGGTGAATGGATTAAGTTTGAATCTTTACATAACAATCCTAAAAAGTTTGATGAAAATGTTGCAACACTTTCCGGACTTGCACAAGATACTCCGTGGTGCACAAAAACAAATGCATCTTCACAGTTATCAGGTGGCGATTTCTATGTGTATGTTACCGACAATAAAACTAAGCCGAGAATTGCAGTTAGAATGTCAGGGGAGCAAATCAGTGAAGTCAGAGGTATTATGCCTGGACAAGCTTTGGAAGATAACATGCTTTCAGTCGCAGAAGATTTTTTGATGCAGGATATTAAAGGCGGAAGTAGGTGGATTGAAAATATTAAGACCAACAAAGCTATAAGAAGAATATTGCATGCATTTAATACAAAGACAGCATATAGAGAACTTGCAGATGATTATTTTATTGCAAGGGTTGGCAAACTTTTAGATTACAGCAATAGCTTAGAAAGTTTAGAAAAATTTCTTAGTAAAGATGAATACAAAATTATGCTCGATGACGCTATACGTGAAAAGTATGGCAAAGATAACATAGTAAGCAATAGATTTTACACAACTATATCGCTTTTCGATAATGATAATCTCGCAGAAATTGAAGTTAAGAATTTAAATAAGGTAAATTCACTAAAAAGATTTGCAATAAAATCTAATGATATCCAGGCAGAAATAGATGATCAGAAAGTTCTTGAATCATCCAAGAAAAAATTTAAAGAAGGTAAAGATTTTATACTCAAGGTAAGCGATAACCCAAAAAAGTTTACAGCTCATTATCCTGATGGTAAAATATTAGGCGGTGTCTATGCAATACCACCTGCATTCAAAGATGATTCACTTGATTGGGCACAGTATAATGCAGTTGATTGGGCACAGTATGTTCTTGCCGTCGAAGATAAACAGGGAAAATCTTTTGAGGAAGTGCTTAAAAGAAGAGAAAAACTTCTTGGCGAACTTAATCTTAGAAGAAGAACAATCAATACTATAGAATCAAAAAAAGCGAGAGCTCAAAGTAATATTGATGATATAAGAGATGAAATTAAGCGTGGTAATAAAGTTATTAATAAACTTATTAATAAACTTGAAGAAGGTTTGCCTACCGGGAAAGAAATTGCGGAGATATTGACAGATAATGAGATAGATCCCCGAGACGGAATCGACATCGAATACGACGACAACACGGCAACCGGATACATTTTCTACGAGGAAGCACCGTACGACGTCAAACTTATTTTTCCGGAAGTTGGCAAATTGGTCGATGATGATGATGAATACCAGGAAGAAAGAACCCAGGAGTTAATAGATGAAAAGTTAGAGGAGGAGGGATTAACTAAAGGAGAATCTGAAAATGGATATTTACTCTATGAAGATGGCGAAGAATCTGATTTTACAATGAACCAAATCGAAGAAGATGCTCGGGAACGTTACTGGGAGTATAAATATGAAGAAGGCCCATACGAATATATAACTATTGGTAAAAGCGGGAAAAAATATTCAATTGAGATGGACGGTTTTGGTGATGTTTCTAATTTAATTGTTAATGACAAATTTGTAGATCAATATAATTCTTTCAGTGAAGCAAAAGGCGAAGCACAAAGAATTGAAGATGAAGTCCACGGGAATAAATGGTATAAATCAACAAGAGGGAAAGGTGATAGATATTTTGGAGACGAAAGAGAAGTTAATGATTTTAAAGATATGGTTGACGAGATTATTGCATATTTTAAAGATACCGAAGTCGATCTTTACAAAGAAAGTGAAGAAAATAAAGATAAGATTAAGTCTTACGAACGTCAGATTAAGAGTATTGAAGCAGGCAATATTGCATTTGATTACCCGGTAAAAGACAGAAATCCAACTGCTTATGTGATGTTTACGCAAGCATCAGAAAAACCGAAGGTTAAGTTTCAAAAGTCAGATAAAACTAATAAAAACGTCTCACCGGAATTAACCGAGGAGACGTTGAGAGCAAATCACAACTTAAAATCCGATACGCCTGATAAATCAGGATCGGATTTAAATGTGAATAACCTTGAACAAGGTGATGTAAACTTAACCGACAGAGAAGAAACATACAAGAGAGATCGGAAGAAACTTAAAAATGCTTTCAAGCCCCGATTAGACTTAATGGGTTTAAGCCGGCTTGGAGAAATTACCGATCCGGAAACTTTAAAAGCAATGTTTCGGGTCGGGAATTATCATTTCGAGAATTTAAAGGATGACTTTGAAGCATGGTCAAAAAAAATGGAGGGAGACGTTGGCAGGGGCATTAGACAGTTTTTAACAGATTTATGGAATGATTTGAAATTTTACGCAAGCAGTCTTGGTGATAAAGCGAAAATGATGTCCAATGTTGTGCCTGCAAATCTTTTCAAGTTTGCACAAAAAGAATGGAAAAATATCAATAAATCACCTTACGGAAACTCATTTTATAGCGGAGAGAAATCCTGGGACTATACCGAACCAAACTCTTACAGGATTGCCGACCACTGGAATGTGGGCAACAATAACAGGGTGGGCAAGACAGCCGATGGAATAATGTCCGAAGGGGAATGGAAATTGGGTAAGTTTAAGGAAACGGAAAGTTACTATCTTATTAACTTTGCCTACAGCGGAGATGCAAAGGATTTTGCAAAACAGCATGATTTGAAAACTCAATTTAACTATGATAGTTGGGGAAATTTAAAACAAACCTATGTCGTAGTTCCCTTGCACCATCCGAATATAGTTGATAACCGTTTTAGGGAGCAGGGGGAAGATATTCGTGAATATAATTTATTAAAAGGAAATGACGGACACTATGAGATTATTGAGGAGGGTGATTCTGACATCGAAAGACATTCTCCTCTATTAGCTACTCAAGAATATGCGAGTTATAGTCAACAAGATAGAGATAGAATCCTTAACAAGTATGCCAATGATAACGGGTTTAAAAATTATGCGGCTTTAGAAAAAGCGGAAGAAAGGAACAAGAAGAAACACGAGAAGGAATTCCCTGATATTTACCGGGTAACCAAGCGTGAGTATTCAAAATCAGGCAGAGGTTTTAATCTTGTTAGTGAAACAACTTACAGGGGCAAGAAAATATCTCAATCCGCTACAATGGTTACGATAGAAACTGATGATGGTGATATTATAAAAGGCAAAGATTACGGATTTGTGGGCAACCCCAATCCTTATGTAAGCAAGTATAATATTAACAAAACTGACTATGTGCTAAAGGCACTAAACGAGGAGGCGATTGAAAAAATAAAACTTGCATTAGAAAACCAATCCGACTTGAGAGACAATAATAATCCCGATATCCGCTTTCAAAAGTCCAAACCTTTCTCCGAAGCAGACCTCGGCAATGTTCACACAAGACGGCAGATTGGAATTAACTTAGTCAAGAATTTCGGACTTTCCAGAGGAAAATCTGTCAGAGAAAGCTCGAAACTTATTAACAGATTCAGAAGCAGAGTTGGAGGATTGTTCTTCCCGGATTCCGGCATTACCAGAATTAGAAATATTAATGACATTGAAATACTTGCACACGAACTCGGACATTATCTCGATTATGAAATATTAGAACTTCAGCAACATCTCAGATTCCAGGATAAAAGTAAGGAACTACAATCAGTTGTTAAAGCAACTGGGATTAAAGATTTAAAACGCAGAGAAAGAATATTAAATACTTATAGAAATAAATTCGGAACAGAGTTTGTAGATGCAATTGTTCAAAGACAGGGATTAAGAAACGAAACCCGAAATTTATCCTCGTATGCTTTTAAAAGTGCTAAGCAGGGCAAATGGCAAGAGCCAATTGCAGAATTTGTGATGTTCTACATAACCGACCCTGGAAAGGTAAAAAGAGAAGCACCAAAATTCTATGAATTGTTTGAAGGTATCATTGACACTCAACCAGCTTTTAAACAGGCATTGCTTAATGCACGTGAACAGTATATCGAATTTAATTCGCAGGACGCAAGACAAAAGACTGAAAGCACTATTCAAAGAGAATCTAATCAAAATTGGCTTGCGGGACTAATCAAGAAAACAAAAGATTCTGATTTAACATACAGTATTCTCGATGCTTACAAACCAATAGAAAGATTAGCCGATAAGGTTAAAAAGATTGACCCGGATTTAAAAGGTAAAGACAATCCTTATTTACGAGTGCTTTCATTAATAGGAGCTGACGGCAAAGCACAGAAATTTCTTGAATATGGGACTACGGGCAAGAACGGTTTACTTCCAACACTCAATGAAATTGTAAGAAATAATGAATTCAAACAGATTGAAGGTTATTTAACCGCCATCCGAAATCTTGAATTAATTGATAGGGGATTGTTCCGTGCCGCTACTACAAGCAAAGATGTTGCTGAGTCTACAATCCGGTTATACACTGAACAATATGGACAGGAAAAACTTAATAGATACGAAAAGGCAATTAGGGAATATAATGATTCAATACTTGACTGGTTTTACAATAATTCAAACGGGAAACTCAGCGAAGAAAATTACAAGAAAATAAAACAGCAAAATAAATTTTACATTCCTTTCAAAAGATATTTTGATGAATTAGAATCAAATGGCAGTATTAATTTTACAAAGATATTATCCGATAGTTCACCAAGTCCAATTAAAAAAATCGTTGGTAGCTCACGTTCCATTGTATCTCCATTTGAAAGCATTATTAAGAACACTTACGACGTTGTCGTATCTGCGGACAGAAATGTAGTTTTAAAAACCATCATAAAATCTTTGCAGAAAATTGAAACCAAACAAAATGCATTGGTTCAAGAAATCCCAGCTCGTGTTATTAAACCCGTAAAAGTATTTAACGAAGACGGAGAGATAGAAATTAAATTATCGCTTCAATTTGAAAAACCTCCAGGAACAGAGATTGTAACAGTTTTTGAGGACGGCAAACCGGTATATTATCAGATTCCAAAAGAATATTACGATAGTTACTTTGCGTTCTCGGAACAAATAAGTTGGTATGCAAAAGCGCTAAATATTCCGACAAGAATATTGCAAGCCGGTGCAGTTGTATATGACCCTTCGTTTACCATTTCCAATATTTTCCGTGACCAACCCACTGCTTTAATGAACTCAAGACACGGATACATACCTTATTATGATTTATTCAGAGGTTTCTTTCATGTCATTAAGAAGGATGATATTTTTCAGAAATTCCTTCAATCAGGAGCTGACCAATCTTTTCTTACCTCTATGGATCAGTTATTGAGTAAAGCATACTTAGAAAGAAGGCAGGGACAGAATATTGAAGCAATGAGCGATACATTCAAAGGACATCTAAAGAAGTATGCAAAAAATCCAATATTGTTTTTACAAGACATAAATCGCTTATCAGAACTCGGCACAAGGGTAGGTGCTTTCAATAGGGCATATTTGAAAACGGGGGATGTATTTGAGGCAATGCAAGAAGCGAGGCAGATATCCGGCGATTATGGAGTGAAGGGGAAACACATGAGGAATATTTCATTAGCGTATGCTTTCTTAAACCCAAGATTACAGCATCTGAAATTAACCGGGCAAGTCTTAACAGGAAAGCACGGAAACCTATCTTCAAAGTTTTTGAAGGGATTGCTCTATATGTCTTTGCCTGCAATAATTAATTGGTTTTTTAATAATTGGGATGAGGAGAAAAGAAAGTTATATGATGAATTACCGGACTGGCGTAAGTATGGATTCTTTAATATACCAATACCGTATACGGATAATTATATTCCAATTCCAAAAGGGTTTTACGGGACATTGTTCGGCACTTCAGTTGAAAAAATGCTTGATTGGGTAATGGGTAATGACCCTGACACAATACAAAAATTAGCAACGTATTTATTCCAGGAAATTTCACCGTTATCATCCCCGACAGATATTTCTCCTACGGCTTTCAGACCTCTTGCAGAGCAGTATGCAAATAAAAAATCCTTTACAAATACACCGATAATACCGGAAAGACTGAAAAATCTTGAACCGCAAGAACAATATACTGATTTCACTCCAGAGATTTACAAAATAATAGGAAAACAATTGGGATTAAGTCCTTTAAGGATTGAAACATTAGTAAATTCTTATGTGGGTGGCACAGCAAGAAACATTGCAAATATTACTGATGAAAGTATGGAAGCAATTGGAATCATACCGGACAACGATAATACAAGATTCAGAGTATTAGGAGTTGATTTAACTCAAATGCCGGTTACGAAAAGATTTCTTGGAGAATCACCTCAGGGAACTCGGGGGATTTCGGTTCAGCAATTTTATGAGCAACTTGACAAACTTGAAAACATTAACAAGCAGATAAATACTTTCATTAAAAATAACCGAGATAATGAATTGGCGGAATATCTTAAAAAGGAAAATAACGAAGTTGACTACAAATATTATGTCAATAATTCTGCAGATATCAATAAGTTCAGGGATTTTCTAAGGGCAATGAACGATGTGAAAAAATCTTTAGGCGATGACAGAGATAAAATTGAAGCACTTAATAAAGAAGTAACAGAAATAGCTCGTAACTTTAAAAACAGCTATGAACAGAAAACCGATTTTGATGTAAGTCAGAATGTTTCTGATATGCTCAAACAAGTTAAATCCGACAAGCCAAAGGTCAACAAAGATATTCAAAAGTTCAAAGAAAAATACAAAGATAATTTAGAAGATGAAACTAATCGTCTAAAGGGAACAGAAAAACTTTCTGAACAACAATATCAGGAGTTCCGGGAGCAAAGAAAAGCTGTTAATAATCTATTTGAATCAAATCAATTACTACAAGCAGACGGCAATCCTTACGATTACACTCCGAATGAAGCAGAAAAGAAAAAGGGTAAAGTTAATATATCTCGCTTAAAAGAATTACTCAGAAACAGAATTAACAATCTCCGTGAAGCTTACGCTGATAAAAAGATTACCAAAGAGTTTAAAGATTCACAGATTGAAGCTACAAAAAAAGCACTCGAAAGAGTGAAGCAAGATTCCGTTAAGATGTTTAACTTAGAAAAAGAATAAATTTCATTATCCCAAAGTAATGGAATATCTCAAATTATTAATTTATAAACTTTGAAGGGAGGCACAAAAAATGAATCCGAAAAATGAAAAAAATTATGAGTGAGTTTATAAAGGAAATTGTAGCATCTCCGGCAGTTACAAAATTAATGCTTTTTATTCTCTTTGTGGCATTCGCTTGGTTCACAAAATTCATTGCGCAGAAAATTGTTACTGCAATGTACTTCAGGATAACGAAGGATGTTACTAAGCTCATTAAAGAAATGAGGTGGGTAAGATACAAAGTTGAAGGGATTGATTATGCGTTGGGGAAATGCTTGAATGGAACATACACGACTAACAGGGATGACAAATTCAATGAATTGGTTGAAATGGATGAATTTATTAATAAGTCGGATTTGTAATCTTGTAATTAAAAGGATTTTTTTTTAGTTTTCAGAGGGACACAATAAAAGATAAGCAACTTTAAATTAGCTAAATGCTGAGATCAAGAAAATATTTTTAATACAATCTATTAAATTTGAACACGGGAATAATAATCATATTAGCAGTAATAATTTTAATTTTAATTTATCATAAATATTTTAGAAAATTTGCAACAAACTATAATTCAGAAATTTTTTTAAAAATTAAAACAAAAGGAGTAAAAGAAATGGAGATTCAGCAAGATCAAAGAGGTGTTATTATTTATCGTTTCAAAGATGATGCACAATTACCAACCGATGTATTTTCTATAACAGGAGAGAGTTCGGATACAGCAAAACTAACAGTTGAGCCGGTTGAACAATTGGGGGTTGGTGAATATAAATTTGTTTTGAATTGGGCAGGTCTGGGAGCTGCAGTGTTTACAATGACAGCATTAAGGTTTGAGAATGACGGAAACCCGCACACACAACAAAAGGGAATTACCCTTATACCGAATGTTGCGGAAATTTTTGAATCTGAAGAAAGCGTTGAGGAACTTTAAAAGATTCAATTAATAATTTTTCAAAAAATAAATTTTCTTTGTCTTCTGCCGTGATTTAGGTTTAGCAACACTGTTCTTTTTGAAAAGTAAGCACTAAAAAAGACATTAAATTTCCTTTTAATGTCAGGTTTGGGGTTCTTCGGCAGAAGAAATTTTTTTTTAAAAAAATTTTATCTTTAATTAAAAAGGAAAAAAAATGAACTTTGTATTTTTAATTTTTGGAATGTTGATTTATTTAGTTTTAGATATTGCAACATTCAGGGAGGCAATTCCTAAAACAGCCGAAGGCAAAGCAGAATCAATTACAATTGTTCTTGCTCAATACTTTAACACTTTAACTTGAACTTCTTCTATATTATAGGGGGCGGGATAATCGGAATCGTTCTTGTGTTGTTGCTTCAGCTTGGCGGAGTTGAGAATTTAGGGTTTGTTGTTGGCTTTTTAAACTCGGTTGGCATCAATCCCGACAGCTCACCGGGCAGTATTGTTCTGCTGGGCTTGCTTAATCAGTGGATTTTTATTAAACTAAGGAAATATTTTAAATCCATAGCAGTTGAGACTGACTCCAACAATGAAATCAAAATGGCAAAGGATAATCAGAAATGACTTTAATTTTTATTTTAATAATAATATCTATTCAAATAATATTTTTTTTTAAACTTAAACAATTAATCAAAATGACAGCACAAGAAACATTGGAACAATTTGTAACAGAGTTACAGGACGCAAGAGACGCTATAATTGCGAGAATAGATGCAATTATAAACGGTGGCGGAGATTTAACGGCTCAAGAGGTAACGGATTTACTTACCCCGATTAGAGACGATTTAAGAAACATCGGTAATCCACCGTCTCCTGGTCAATAAATTTCTTTACCTAATCCCATAGAAAATAATTTTCTGTGGGATTTGTTTTTTTTTGATTAAACCCATAAAATCAATTTTTTTTAAAAAAACATTTTTTTTCTAAAAAACCGAAAGGAGATTTTTTAAAAAACCTGATTTCTATTTTAAATTTGAAAATCTCTTTGCAAAAAATGAAATTACCAATGGAAGTCATTACTGCAATGAGCAGTATTACTCTGATATTGCTTGGCATTATCGGATACTTTCTTAAACAACACATTGAAAGTATCAACAAATATAAAGATTTCAATGAAGCAGATAAAAAAGATATTAGAGAAAATTATGTTGACAGATTTGACGGATTAAATGAGAAAATGAATGAAGCTAATATTAAATTAGCTCGTATCGAGGAAGCACAATGTTTTTTCCGGGAATCCATGAAGAGAATTGAAGATATTGTAAGGTCTATAACAGACGTAATCAAGAACAAATGAAAATTCTAATTTTTATACTCTGTTTTGTAACAAATTATTTTAACGAGTGGGGTTAAACTACAAAGAGGTCATTCCATTTGACTTCTCCTTTCAGTTCGGCATAGCCTTTGGGGTGGCTATGCCGATTCTTTTCTTCTTTTCTTTCCAAATTTCTCTAAAAAAATATTGTTGAAATGTTTCTGAAATGCTGTTGAAATGTTTCTGAAACGTTGTTGAAATGTTTCTGAAATGTTTCTGAAGTGTTTCTGAAACGTTGTTGAAATGTTTCTGAAGTGTTTCTGAAATGTTGTTGAAATGTTTCTGAAGTGTTTCTGAAATGTTTCTGAAATGTTGTTGAAATGTTGTCGAAATGTTGTTGAAATGTTTCTGAAATGTTGTTGAAATGTTTCTGAAATGTTGTTGAAATGTTGTCGAAATGTTGTTGAAATGTTTCTGAAATGCTGTTGAAATGTTGTTGAAATGTTTCTGAAATGCTGTTGAAATGTTATTGAAATGTTGTTGAAATGTTTCTGAAATGTTGTGGTTTTTTTGCCACCATTTCTTCCAACAAAATCAAACGGCAAAATAAATTTGTTTTTGGGGCAATTATAGCAATAAAAGCTGTCAATAAAAATTTAAAGTGTCAATAAAAAAACCAAAAAATAAACTTGACATTTAGAATGTAAGGTAGTATTTTTGTTGCGAATGAAAAATAAATACAAACAACAGTCTAAAGTAGACATTAAAGAGGGATTGGACGAGCATTATGATGCTCGTTCATACAGTCCTGTTAAACACAGGATTGCTCTCGGACTTAAATTAGGCATAAAATATATGCCGTGCCTAATTTATGGAAAGGTGAATCCTGAGGCATACAGGATATGGGAGGATATCGATGGACGATGGGACTCCAATGGTGTTTGGGGAGTCAGTATACATGAGATTGATTATTTTTGGTATATCTCGGGGTGTAGAGATTGCCAAAAATATAGAATTTTGTTGAAGAAATTATCAAATCTTTGTGAAAAAAGATTTGATAATATCAATTATAAAAATTTTAAAAAATCTCATTCTGTTCAGCAGATTAAATATCTGTTCAGAGGAATGAGATTTTTTATTAATAGGGATTTTAGATTTGCGTTCTCTAATCTCTCTATAAAAGTGTTAATCTTCATCGGCAAAATGAGCTTGCCGGTGAGATACGCTCTGCTTAGAGACATTGATTTTCTAAGTGGAATGGTGCGAATACGAGATTTAAATCTTGAACTCGCATCAAAAGTTCAAAAAATGACCAAAGAGGAACAATGTGAGTTCCTCACGACCAAAGAGAGATGGTATCATCTTTTTGGTCGTTGTCCATTTTATAACGGGCAAGATAACTATGCTCCACCTTGTCCGATAATTTTAAAAAAAAATAAATCGGTAAAATTATTTATCGAATTGTGCAAGGAATTTGGCACATCTTCGGAAATGATTTTGCCGATTTTTAATTTATGCAGCATTTTCCAAAATCGCTGCGAATTAGAAAGATTCATAGGGGCAAAAATTGTCCCGGCTTCAAAAAAAATTATCCATGATGCCGGGCAATTCAATCCGCCTCAAAATCCTTCAAAGACATTAAAGGATATGACTTTGAAGTATGGGAAAGAAGTCTTGAAATTTTCAAGACTTTGGGAAAGGATTGAGAAAGAATTCGGGAGACCGAAATCATTAAAAGAGCTTAGGAATTATGCCGGAGCATTTTTCTATGATTCGGTAACCTCCGAAACGAGAGAGTTGGCACAATTGTGCTATTCTCTTAGATTAGATGAAGAGGGCTTTGAGAAATATGTGAAACAGATTCCAAAAGTTAAGAATGCGGAAAGTATTCCTTATGCGGAATCAAGATTTGGTGATTATTTTATGTATAAACTTGACTACGATGACCCCAGAGGTCTGTTATTGGGTTTATACACCGATTGCTGTCAGCACTTAGAGGGAGCTGGTAGGGCGTGTGCAAAGCACGGATGGAAACGAGCGGATGGTGCTTTCTTTGTCGTCGAACACAAAGGGAACATAATTGCTCAATCATGGGCATGGAGAGTTGATGATAATGTTGTCTTTGATTCAATTGAATCATTAGACGGTTACAATGTGGATATAATTGCGGAGTTATATAAAAACATAGCTTCGCAAATTGTGAACAGACTGCTTATTAAGTCTGTTTTTGTCGGAAGAACAACATCTGGGATTACAAATAAAATATACAATACAATTTGTGATACCGAAGATGTTTTTGCACTATCTCCGTCAGATTATAACAAATATTATGACGGCAGAGAACAATTAGAAATAAAATTTAAAGCCAAATTATAAACCTTGCGGTGAGAAGGTAAACCGCTTAAAAAAAATG